CCTTTTCACCGCGACGAGAGTCGCGGCTAGCCGTGGTTCAGCTTGAATTGTAATTCATACGCCAAGACACGGGGCACGAGAATTTGTGCCGAAATTCGCTGTTCGTCACAAGTCAGTAGACCCCCTAGCGTAGTTGCTCATCTTGAAGGTGGGGACGAAGGCAAATGTGTTATGCGGACAACAGCAGCGTGGGGTCACCAGAATTACCGCCCTCCCCGAGATAATCGCTCTGGGGCCATCCTGACGCGATAGCCGGCCATCCTGGTGGGCGTCTCCCTCACCCGGCAACAAGATCGATGGCGGTCGATTTATTGTATAGACATATATCGATGTAGTGTTATAAGTTGGTTCTCATGGAACCGGAAATTCTCAACGTTTACGAAGCCGCTCGCAGGCTCGGCTGCAGCTCGACATGGGTCCGGGTGATGTTGGCCGAACAGCGCTTAGTGGGAGCCAAGAAGGTGGACGGCCTGTGGCAAATACCGGTATCGGCCCTGGAAGCGCTAAAGCTGCGCCAGGTGAGCGCATGACACCGCCGGATGCCAGGAACCCACGGCGCTTGATGGGGAACCTCAGCGACCTTGCCGGCCTTTGTTGGCCCACTCAAAAGGAAGTTCGCGAGGTTTTGGCTGAACTGGAACGCCTGGCCACCCGAGAGCGAGAACCGATGACCGATATCTCCGATGAAAACGAGTGAATTGAAAGATGCGGACGAGGACGAGGTCACTATGGCACGAGCCGAAAACGGCAACCGGCCCACGAGGAACGCGTTTCAGCGGCGGGCAGACCAATTCACGGCCAGGATCTACTCATTGAAAGACGAGAATCAGGAACTGCGGACTGCGCTCAAGCGGGCACTGGCGCTGATTGACAGGCTGCGGGCTAGGAAAACGCATGTCAGATGAACTCGAAGTAGCCTCCACTACAGACACCCAAGCCACGGTTGCTAACGTCGCCAGTGGCGAAGACGGGCGGGCTACGGTGGATGAATCAGCACTGGCCGGTTTTGAGCAATCTGCAGACGGCAAGGTGGTGAGCTATGAGAATCCGCAGAGCGAGCGGGAAAGTCTTTTGCAGCGGCTGCGCGAGGCCGAGGCTGAAGTAGTAGAGCTTCCAGTTGAATCTTACAAGGAGGGCCACCCGGCCGATGAATCGGGGCTCAACCAAGCAGAGCGCGAGTTAGTTCGGCAGGCCGCGTTGCAGGACGCGCTCGAGGACGCCAGAAGGCAGCATCGGCAGCCTTATTCCCAGGACCAGGACCAAGCATTCCAGGACGAACTGGCGGGGGCGCGGGCACAGTGGGCCACAAATTTCGCGACCAAGTTCAACGAGATTAAGCCTCCTGACAGCGATGAGCTTTTCAACTCCGCCGCCGCTTCGGGCCTCGGGGTAACCAATGCGGTCGCGGACACCCTGACCGCGCTCGAGCACGGACCGGAAACGCTGGTCTTTTTGTTGCGGAACCCTGCAGAGCTCAGCCGGTTGCTCCGTTTGCCTGATCACTTGGCCAGCGCCTCGGTGGCGGATCTGGCGGCCCGGCTGGCGCAACCGCCACGTCGGGCAATCAGCCGTGCCCCGCTTCCCATTTCGCCGGTTGGCGGATCGAGCACGCGGTCATCGTTGCCACCGGACGAAATGTCATACGCGGATTTCAAGGAATTCAGAGCGCGTCAGATAAAAGCAGCCCGGAGAGCGAGGTAACCCCATGTTTGAAGCACACGGTGAGGGTTTGAAGAAAACGAGAGAACTGGAGCGAGCAAAAATCTTGCATCACCTCCGGCTTTTTGCCCACGAGGATTCGGACGAGGAAAATCCGAAATGGGTGCTCGAATCGCACGACTCCGCCAATGACCCCAATCCAAGGCAGGATGAGGCTAACGAAGACGAATTGTTAGATCTCTTTTTCCGGCATCTTTTGGCCCGTTCGATCAAGGGTCTCCCACGCCGGCCGAAGACCAGGCACACGATTTTGGAGGAAACAAATCATGGCTAAGAAACCTAACCCGAACACTACAAGAGACGCGTACCCGTCCGACATACGGCCGGACAGCATTCGCAACTCGAATGACCGGGACGCCGGCGCACTTAAAAGACACGAAGCCGACATTCGCCGCTTGGACCGCATGCACCCGCCGTCTAAGGGCGGCAGGGGCAAGTAAATGGCACGCTGGCAGCCGGGTCAGTGCGGTAATCCCCGAGGTAGACCAAAGCGGAAGCTGTTCGATCAAGACCTGCGGACGGCGCTCAAGCGTAATCGTGGGCAACGTAGCAAAGAGCTGGTCACCGCCCTAATCGATAAGGCCAGGACCGGCGACGTCGCCGCCTTGAAGCTTATTGCCGAGCGCGTGAGCGGCAAGCCAAAGCCGGCAGAGCTCGCACCGACGGCCACCGCCGATGACCGGCTGAGCCGCGAGCAAGTGCGACAGCGCTTGGCAGAATTATTCTCCTTGCCCGAAATGAAAGGCATGGTCGAGGAATTGTTGCTGCCCACCAAGGCCAAGGTGCAATGACTTTATATTCCGATCCGCATCAGGAAGCATTGCGCTTGCTCGAACTCGAGCGCCGCCTCTCGCAGCGCACCAAAATCGACAACTACTATCCCGATGGCGGTGACCTACGCCGCGAACTCTATCCCAAACATACCGAGTTCTTCAAAGCTGGCGCTAATCGCCGGGAGCGGGCTTTCCTGGCTGCCAACCGGGTCGGCAAAAGTGAAGGTGTCGGGGGCTACGAGACTACGTTGCACCTAACCGGTCTGTATCCCGAATGGTGGGAAGGTCGGCGATTCAATCACCCCATCACCGCCTGGGCGGCCGGCGATTCAGCCAAGACGGTCAGGGACATCGTTCAGCGCATTCTGCTGGGCCCAACGGGCGAGCATGGCACCGGAATGATTCCGGCGGATGCGATAGTGCGTACCACCGCCAAGCCTGGCGTCGCAGACGCAATTGAGGGCATCTTTGTCCGTCACGTTTCTGGCGGCACCAGCGAACTGACGCTGAAATCCTACGATCAGGGCCGGGAAGCTTTCCAGGGCACCAACCGCCATCTGGTTTGGTTGGACGAAGAAGCCGACCGCTCAATCTATGTCGAGTGCCTCCTGCGCACCATGACCACTAACGGGCTGCTGCTGCTGACGTTCACGCCTTTGCTGGGCATGACCGACATTTGCCGCGACTTCCTCGAACAGCAGGACGCAGACACCGGGAAGTTCTGCGTGCAAGCCACATGGGACGACGTTCCGCACCTATCCGAAGAAGCCAAGGCCGAATTGCTGGCTAGTATTCCGCCCTATCAACGGGAAGCACGTTCCAAAGGCGTCCCGCAACTCGGCGCTGGCGCAATCTACCAGGTGCCGGAGTCGGACATTGTCGTCCCTGACTTTGAGATTCCGGCGCACTTACCCCCGCGCCTACGCCCTGGATGTGGGCTGGAACAAGACCGCAGCCGTATGGGCTGCTCGCGACAATGAGACGGGCGTCATCTACCTCTACTCCGAACACTACCAGGGCCTTAAGGAGCCGTCGCTGCATGCTGAAGCCATCAAGAGTCGCGGCAGTTGGATCAACGGGGTGATTGACCCAGCGGCACGCGGACGAAGCCAAATAGACGGCCACCAGCTCATCCAGATTTATCAGGACTGCGGCCTAAAGCTGGAGCCGGCACAGAACGAGGTGGAAGCCGGGATTTACCAGGTGTGGCAGCTCATGTCGGCAGGCAAGCTCAAGGTCTTTCGTTCGCTGGGCAACTGGCTGCGCGAGTTCCGACTGTACCAGCGGGACAGCGACGGTCGAATCCTGAAGCAGGACGACCACCTCATGGACGCCACGCGCTAGCTCGTAATGTCCGGCCGGGAACGAATGCGGGCAAAGCCTGAAGACAAGTCGAAGCAGGAGCTTCGCTACTACTTCCCGGGCAGCCAGTCGCAAAGCTGGATGCAATAGGTTCCGCCACAAAGCTGAAAGTTACGTATAAGGACCGGGTTGATGCTTTCTGACATTATCCAAACTGGGTCCCTGCTCGTGACACTTGCCATTGGGCTTTGGCTCTATTTTTATGTTCTGCCCACAATTAAACTTGCAATCGAACCGATGCCACGCTCACGAAAAATCGACCTCGAAAAAGTGCAGGCATCGCTAGATAAGACGTGCCCGAAGTGCGGATGCACGATCAAGCCGGACCAAGTCAAGCGGGTGGATTCTAAGCGGGTTGAATGTCCTAAATGCAGGGCGGACGTTTAGAATCACGAACCGAGACGTTCTTTCGCTATCAGTCGGCGGTCGCGGTGCGGTTCGGTGCGTTGTTGGCCAGTAGTCAGTTCGCACTTTTCTCCCGCAGCAGCACCGCAAGTGGGACAGCGTACAGCAAGTATTTGTGTTGGGCTGGGTTCTGCTTTCATCGGAAGATAATGCCCCAATCCCATCGCGCAGGAATGGTCAATTTTGGACAGTTAAGCCCCGGCTCAGGTCAAACGTGCGGATTTCGAGCGGATGGAGTGTCCGAAATGTGGCGAGACATTCCAGCCTCAGCCGTAATGCCCAAAAGTAACTCCCACAAGAGGAACTTGAGTAACCGCCGGTTATCACACCGTCGAGCCATTCCCTGGCAACAGCATTGATCTCTAACCTAAAGGGCCGAGTGCAGCCGGAGGAGGCTGCCCTCGCGGGGGATAAGCGCCCCTTGGTATTCCCACGGGGGAGGGGTTCTTTGGGGCGCTTCCCTTTTGCCTAGCTTACCTTTTTCGTCCTGTTTTTCTCGTGCGTAATGGGCCGATAATGGCTCCGAAAAGAGGTACGTACTGTTCAATTTTGAACAGTTTGGAAATTTTCGTTCGCTGAGAATCACCACAAGACAACGGATCAGCTGAAATTGCTTTACCTATGCCGTCTGAGGCCATCTCGGGTCAACACAAAAGAAGAAGTACGCGTGTCCCCCTGGCCCTGCTGATCGAGATTCATGATAGTGCAGAGGCTTTTCCTGCAGAAACGATTGTCGTCAACCTGCATGGGGCACTGATCTCAACCTCGATTCCGTTGAACATTGGCATGACAATTTCGGTGTATGTGTACCTGACGGATAAGCGCTCTGTGTGTAAGGTCGTCTACACAGATCCTGAGCGCCCTTTGTGCTGTGGAATCGAATTGGACAAACCGCGAAACATCTGGGGCGTGCCTTTGCCGCCGGACGATTGGGAAGAAGCCCCCTAGGGATGTTTGTTCTCGGCATTATTGTTGTGCCAGTTCAATCGTGGGGATGATCCAGCGCGGACGCAGCCCGCACCTCGCGGTGAACCTGGCTTTGGAACTCTGTCCGCGCGGCTACACACCGCGCTTACAGTTGAACCGTTCGGCGGCCTTCGCGGTTGGTAAGCGTCGTGTCGGCGTTTGCCCGTCGGCACGGCGCGCTGATAAATCTACTCCCTGCCCCGCTATTACGCCCTGCTTTTGCACTGTTCCGGCCCGCGCTGGCGCGGCGCATCGGCGGTTCGGCGTTTGGACCTATCGTAAAACACCCCTATCGTGCGCTGGCTGTGCGCTGGCCCTTTCTTGGCCAAGCCTGTCAATAGCTTACAGTGAGCATCGGTTGCTCTAACCGTGGTTCATCCTACTCACTCCCGAACCTCCTGGCGTAAATAGACCGCCCGCACGGGCTGGCTGCCTGCAGTGTGGCGATTCGACCTAAAATTCCCTGCTCGTCACAGTCACAAGGCAACGTTTGGATCCAAAGCTGCAGCTAAGAGAAGCGGACGGCCAAGGCGAAGCAGAAAGAAGGCCAAGTTATGAAAAAGGGCTCCCATGCTTCCCCCGAACAGCGGAAGCGCATGAAAGAGGCGCAACTTCGTGCCAGTAGGCTGTCATACGTTACGCCCGAACAGCTGGAGGCGTGCCGCCTAGACCCGGCATGGGAGACACGGCAGCGCATGGCGAATTGCGTCGTCTGTCGAGAGTGTGGCGCAAAACTGCATACGCCTTTAGGGGGT